TCGTGTAGAAGTCATCGACGATCACGTAGGTCGAGTTCAAGATCGGAAACTCTCGCGCCGTGGCCGCCGTCGCCTTGTTGAACTGGCGGTTGCAGAACTGTTCGATCTCTTCCGACACGGACTCCAGAGCCTGAGTCAGAGACGAGTCGAAACGATCATCTTCCTGCATGGAAAGGTAGACACGGAGATCATTAAGGTCCGCGTACGGGTCTCCGATGGCTCCCACTGTCTACCTCCTATCAGTCCGGTACAGGGCCTCTGACCAGGCAAAACTCTTTTGATCTTACCCTTGGCCCACGGGGGTCCGGTTGCTGATCGATCTAGCTACGCGGACACCTGGAGCTTTTTTGTAGCAAATCAGGGTGGTACAAAGACCGGCCCTTTTGGATCACATAGTCATGCGCCGAAGTGCATATCAGACCAGCATCCCGCCGATTGAATAGGTCGCCGTCAGCCCGTTGGCCACTGCTACCGAGACCCGGAACACCGGGGGCAGGTAGTCGTTCACCGCAAGGTTGGCCACCGCTGTCAAGTCCGGGCCGATCTTCATAACCACCGTGCTGGCCGCAGTGATCGCGGCCGACGCGAGAATCGTGTAGAGCTTCCCGCTGACCCGGTCGACCCCGGACACGGTCACCGTGAGCGTCTGAGTCGACGTGACTACGGTCGCGTCAATGATCAGGTGGAGACCCCGGTATTCGTAGCCACGCCCCGTGACCTCGAACTCTTGGGTGTCCGGAGCCGTGGTCCGGGCTGCGGACGGCAACACCTCGAAGCCCGCAGCACCCGACGCTAGCTGCCTGATCACGTTGGCCATGGGTCAGCTCCCCGACCTTCGGGGGCCGCGCTGGGGGTGGGACGCCGCCTTCTTGGCAGGCGCTGCCTTGGGCTCCGCCTTGACCTCGGGCGCCGGTTCTGCCTTGACCTCGGGCTTCGGCGCCGGTTCGGGCTTGGACTCTGCCGTGGGTGCCTGCCGAGTCGTCTCGACGTCGTAGTGAACGCCGATCTCCTCGAACATGGACTCGTGGCCGTTGAGCAGCGGATGCCCTTCGCGAACCCGGGTGATGCCCTGCTTAAGAACGACGCTGTTTCCGTCACCCAGTTTGATCAAGGCGTTGGACTTCGCTACGTAGATCTTTCCGGCCATATCTCCTCCTCTTGTCGGCCGGTGAAACCGGGGCCCGGAAATCCGGGCCCCGGGATCATCACGGAGAGTCGAGAAGCCGGAAGGCGTTCGGGTCGAGAACCTTCGACCCGTTCCGCCAAACGGCGTAGAGACCGCGCTGACCAGAAGGGCGGTTGTTCGAGGTGTGGAACAGGTGCGGGATCAGCTCAACGCTCATGCCGATCCGGTCCACGATGAGGAACTTCTTGAAGTCCCCGAGCAGGAGGACATTCTCGGTCGTGGCGAGTGCACCATCCATGGTGGATGCCTCGTACACCGGATAGTCCACCAGACGCGAGGGACGGCCTTCCGCGAGACGGGCCCACAGTTCACCGCCGCCGGAGGTGTCGATCTGCCGGATGGCGTTGTACACGGCCTTGTTGCCGAGCCACGACGCATTGGGCACGTGACGCGGGGGGAGTGCGTCCACGGGCTTGAAGACGTCGGCCACAGTGATGGCGTCAGCAGCGGTCAGGCTGACCACACTGCCACCGACGGCCGCGACACCCGTGACGACGCCCTCGGGGTTCGGCGGAGTGCCGTTGCCGATGATGAACGCCGTGGCCTCTTCGGTGTCCTTGGCTTCGGCGAACATGGTCGCCAGCTCGCCGCGCATCTGCGACCAGTCCTGGTCGATCTCGAAGCTGAACGGGACGAAGCCCTGCACGCGAGACGGCGTGACGGTCGGCTGTGCAATCGTCGGCGCGTTGTCTCCGGCTTCAGCCGCTTCCGCCGCACGGGACACGGTGATCCCGGCCGACGTGACGCCCTGCCACTGCTTGCCCACGATCTGGACCACGCGGGCGATCTGCCGGATCGGGTTGACCACTCCGGCGTCCGTGAGGATCACGGAGGGGTCCAGGTTGAACGGGACCGCGAAACCGCCGGTCGTGGTCGCGCCGACGGCCAGCGCCGCACGCTCTTCGTTCGAGAGACCGTTCAGGGATCCCGCGAGGGCCGCCTTGCCGAACGCCCGGTCGTACACCGCAGAGCCGGTCTGGAGGATGCCGCGCGCGAGGGTGCCGTCCTTGTCGTCCACCCGGCGAAGCAGCCGTTCGATGTGGCCGCGCGTGGCGTCCTCGTCGTTGACCGAGTCGTAGTGGTTCATCTCGACGGCGCGGAGAGCGTTGTCCCGCATGGCGCGGGTCAGGTCGTCCACGTTGCGCGCATCGCGGCGCAGGGCCGTGATGTCGTAGATGTTCTCTGCGGTGCGCTTCTTGATCACGTTGGGCGGGGAGAACGGCGTGCCGTCCTCGGTTGAGCTGGAACCCGCCAGGGCCGCGAGACGCTGGGCACGCGCGTTGGCCGCCGCGATGCTCGCGGTGTGCTCCTCGTACTCCGCGCTGATCGAGTCCCACTCGGTCTGCCGCTCCTCAGGGAGGACCGCGCCGTTGTACTCCGCGTCGAGTTCCTGGAGCCGGGTCCGGATCTCTGCCTGGCGCTGCTCGCGCTCAGACACCGTCATGGTCAGCTCGTCCATACGAGCACTCCTTTGAACTGCCTCTGCCTTCGGGGGAGTTGGAGTGCTTACGCGGCTCCGAGGTACTGCGGGAGCGGCGGCTGCGGCCTTGGCCGGAGTGCCCTGCGCCGGAACGACCGGCGGGGTGGTCGTGCTCTTCTTCTCGTCGTCCGGGATAGAGATCCCGAACTTCTTCGCAGCGGCCTTGATCTTGTCCTTGATGGGACCAAGGTGCTCCGGGGAGTACTTGCCCGCGTTGTCCGGCTGGTTGATGTAGGACCATGCTGCCTGAACATGATCCTTCGAGTCCAGCGGGTAGCGCTTCTTCTTGTCTTTCTGGTATCCGGGGTCAGCATACGGCACGTCACCGTAGGGCTTCGCCGGATCGGCCGCGCGAACCCATTCCACAGCCTCATCCGGGGTGTACCCGGACCCGAGCAGGGCGGTCAGGTAATCGGTGTGGGACCGGACGTCGTCCAGGGGGGTCTCCACCGGGGGCATGACCTCTGTTACCTGGTCCTCGGTGTACCCGGCGTCCACCAGGGCTATGACCACCTGGGACCGGGCGGTAAGAAGCGCGCACGCTCCGACACATCCGCAACCTTCACAGTGGCAGTACACCCCACGGGCGCACTCACAGTTTTCGGACCGGCCGGGCTCGTTGTCCACCTTGGCCAGCGCCCGCGCTGCTGCCACCGTTTCGCGCGTCTCTCGTGCCGACCTGAGCGCCGTCTCGAACTCTTCCGGCCGCCGCCGCTTGAGCGCCTCGTAGTACTCATCGGTGGTCGACCGCAGACCGGCCGACGACTCCGCGTTAGCGGGGAACATCGTCGGTCCGAACTCCATGACCTTGACTTCCTTCACGGTCCGCTCGGGGATCCCGTTCGGGTTGGAGCTGGAGCGCTCGGGCTCTTCGATCCACTCGTCCTGTAGGACCCGGAAGCGGAACGACGATCCGTACGCACCAGCTTCCAGCGCGGGCCGGAGGTCGCGCACGTAGGACGTGTCAAGCAGCGGCACCTCGTACCGAGCGCCGTGGCCGTCCTCTTCCAGGACCCGGGGCACACCGAGGGGCTTGTCAGCCACTTGCGGGTCATGGCCGTGTTCGAGGAGAACCTTGATCTTCTCGCCCGCGTTCTTCCGGGCCGCGTCGTCGTTGAAGGTCTTCTTGAACGCGCCGGACGCGATGCGCTCAAGGAACCGGCCCTCGAACTGCGAGTTGATCTCGTACCAATTGCCGAACGCCGAGAAGTGGCCTTCCATCACGTGGACGTCCGGGCCACCGTCCTTCTCCGCGCGTTCCAGGCGTACCTCGCCGAGATCCGACTGTGTACGGCATACCGGAACCGGAAGCCTGACAGGAGGACCCTCGATCGTCTCGATTTGATCGGTCATGCTGCGCCCCCCTTCGGGGCCTGCTCGGACTGCGGGTCCTTGGATGACGGTAGCTGATCGGCTTTCTTCTCCGATCCCGGGGGTTTGATGTTCTTTCTATGGATCTTGATGTTGTCGGCCGCCCAGACGAATCGGTCCATGTCTCCGTGATCTTTCTTACTGGTCACAGGACCACCTCTACGTCGTATCCGTCATCGGTGACGGCCGTCACCCGGTACGTCGTTCCGGGTGGCAGGATCCATTCGTCTTCGTTCCCGTGAGAATAGACCGAATAGACTTCCAGCACTTGAGTGCCCTTCGGCATCGTGATGTTCAGGGTGTCCCCCTTGGACCCTTCCCCGCGCATCATCGGAGCCATGGCGAAGAGATCCGCTATCGCTTCGTCCGTGGTGCTACTGGTGAAACCGCGATCATCGAACTCGTCTCCGACGTTCATGTCCGGGAGCTTGTTGCCACCCCGGAGAACGGTCGTATCTTCGGCCAGAGGTTTTTGGATATTGATCAAGTCATTCAGTGCGCGGGCCGACTCCCTCTCCCCCTCCTCCGTCATGCCCTTCACCGGCCTGCCCTTCCGCAGGTAGGCGTTCACGGTCGGGGCATCTATGTAGTCCTCCAGCGCCTGAAGCTGCTCTTCTTCGGTGTAGTCGGCAGAGCCGAGAGAACCGCCACGAGGCGGACCCAGTTGACGCAGACCACCACGGCCCCGGTTCCCGGGGTGGAGTTTGTGGTACCCGGGGTCCCCCAGACTGCCGTGCCGTTCACTGGCCCTGCCCGGTGCTTTTGGGGTGTCGTCATCACCCGGCGGGAGTTCCTTCGGCTCTTCTCCGGGCGGAAGCTCCGGAGCACTGCCGTCAGGAGGTGTCTCCCCGTCGGGTGTCTCACCCGGAGCGAGCAACTGCACCGAAACCAGGCCGGTGTGCTGGAGCAGCGTGACGTCACCGGCCGCCACAGCCTTCACAGACGATTCCGGAGTGAAACCACCCTGCACGAACTTGATCACGGATGCCGAGTTTTCCGCCATGATTTTGGCAGCTTCTAGCTGATCAGTGCGCAGGAACGCGATGTCCCGGTCGTCGTACCACAGACGTACGGACCGGCTCGACGTAGGCATAGGAGTGATCGACTGGTAGGCAGCGGATACCGACTGCCACAAGGACCGGAGAGTCTTGTCCGCGAAAGATTCTTTCGCGCTCTTGTAGTTGCCCGAGTTGAGGCTCGACCCCTGCATGCCCTCGGAGAACCCGACCACCACGGACGGCACTCCGGCGGCGGCAGCGATACGTGTTTCTCCGCTTCCCTGCACCGACTTGAAGTCCATCTGAATCATGTTCGCGCCGACGATACTGACGTCCGTGCCGCCACCGAGGTACATCGTTTTGTAGGCGTTTTCGATGCCCCCGTTGGACGCCTCGAAGGCTTCCATCAGCTCTAGGAACTGGGCTTTGGTAACGGTGTCCTTGACGGACACTGCCAGCTTGGGGGTGGCCGCGTTCGATACAAACTTGGCCTTGTGATCGGTGTACGCCTTGTCAGCCTGAATCTCCCGGAGCACCGGCGTCAGCCACGACATGCCCCGGTACTGCGCTTCCGGGTCCGGGATGGGAGACCAGTGCGCCATTTCCTCGGGGAAGTAGATCTTCGGGGCACCGTTGTTGATGCCGCCGGGGTAATACGCGTACCCGACCACATCGGATTCAACGGCCTGGTCCGGCGGGGCGCTCAGCAAGATCTGTACCCAGTCCGGCCGGAGCCGTCGGAGCCGGTCCTTCTCACGCACCACGTAGTGATTCCCGGAGAGATCTGCGTCCTGAATCGCACGGGACAGAAGTTCACCGGTCGTGCCGTTCGGCCATGGGTTCTCCAGCAATGCCAGCGACGCCGATCCGAAAAGATCGCCCGGCCGTCCGTTCGTGATCCGCTGGAACTGGAACCGAGCCTGTGAGAACACCGATCGCCGTGCCTCCATACACGCGAACACGATGCCGTTGCTCTTGTACAGGCCGTGGATGTAGCCGAGAAAAGAATTCTCGATCGATTCGGTATCGTTCGAAGTGGTAGTGCCGGACAGCAGATAGCCGAGACCCTGGTAGGTCATTTGCTCGTACCATTCGGCCATGGAGATGACCGGGTCCCCGCGCTCTTCCGGCCGTCCGAGAAGGGACCGCCATAGCTTAGCCATCAGGCTTGTCCTCCTCGCGTTCGTCCACCAGTAGCGGCACGCCGATCAGGACCGAGAGACCAGTACCGAAGAGAGCCCACGGTCCGAAGATCCAGGTGAGTCCCGTCGCGATCATAGCAACCGAAATCAGAACGAAGATCAGGGCTTCACGATGAGTCACCTCGTCACCACCCACGGGGCAGTCGGCTCATGGTCACTCGATTTGGTCTGGAAGCCCCATACCGCGAGTGTGGCTGCGACAAGCGGAGAAATGTCGGTCGTGGTGTTCTTGCGGTCCCATGCCCACAGTTCTGCGAGATCGCGCTTCGCCGCGCCGGAAACCGCAAGCGTCATGGGCAACTGATCCCGGTGCGCGAGTAGCTGGGGCTGACCATTCGTAGTCATGATCGCGGAACCGAACCACCCGCACGCTTGCGCGTAATCCCGCGCCGTAGGGCATGTGACTTCCATGCCGCGCCGCTTCATCACACTGCCGTCCTTCTCAAGATCCTTGATCAGTGAACCCGCCTGACTGGCCCTGTCGATCACGATGGCACACGGATTCCAGCGTTCGATCAGCTCCTCCACACGAGCCACCACCCATCGGTCGCCCGGCCGGTGGTCCAGCTCGTCAGCGCCGGTGATCTCGATATGCGCGAGGCCGTCCTGGTTGATACCGGCCACCACGATGCATGCATACCGCCGGTCCGGCGTCATGTCGATGGCGAAAGCGACCGGCGCGACCGGCGACGAGGTGGGATCCGCGCAGGTTTTCCAGGCCGCTTCGCTGATCACAAGCCACGCGTCATCTTCCACCGGCCAGTCACCGAGACCGAGGCGCTCCCGGTCGAATTCCTCGGGGTCCATCTGCCGCTTCTCGGCCTCGATGTGCTCGAAGGACTGCTGTGCATCGTTCACACCGCCGATCCGGATACCCCATCCCGGATTGGCTTTGGCGTACGAGCGGATGAGTCGGTTGGTCTTCCGGATGATCTCTTCCTCAGTCATTCCGGGCCGGACCTTGAAACGCTTCTGGTCGTGCTCCTCGCAATTCTCGGGGCAGAACTGTGAGCACTCCTCCGCCGACCATTCCAGAAACGACACACGAGGTTCGCCGCGCATGCCGCGCCTCCGCAGCCTGCCGAGCGCGGTCGAGTGCTTCATACCGGCAGATCCCGCGTAGATCACCTGCGGGTTAGGAACAGCGGACAGGGTCGGGAGAATCGCGCCGACCGTGACGCCGCTGAGGATCATCGCTTCATTGAAGATCAGACAGTCGCACGTCCAGCCACGGCCGCCGCCCTCGGTGCGCGTACGGAAGCGCAACTCGCGCTTGACCCCGTCCCGGATGATCTCGAAACCTTCCTTGCCGTGGCTCCGGCTGACGCTGCCCTTGTGAGTGACGAGAAACCGGTCGAGATCCGGCGATGCCATGATCAGTTCTTCCACCCGCTGGAAGTGCCTCAGCGATGTGTCGAACAGGTGCGCCGAGTGGATGATCAGCTCGTCGTCTTCCGCGAGAAACAGGCCGAACAGCTCACGCGCTTCGAGGACTACGTCCTTGCCGTTCTGACGTCCGGCGATCAGCCCGAACTCCTTGGAAGCCCACCGGCCGTCATCCTGTACGCCAAGCAGCTCATCAAGCGCGAGGGCTTCCCACGGGTCCATGGTGAGGCCCGCCATTTCGGCAAGTTCGACAGCTTCCCGACCACGCGTACTGATCTTGGGCGGAACACAGTAGACCCGGGGCGTCTGGTCCCCCATCTCGGGAAGAACGAGCCTCGGATCCCACGGGCTGATGTGATCAAGAAGAGCCATTACTGAACGCGCCTGCCCCGCCGACGGCCGTTGCCGTCACGACGGGGTGCGCCCATGGATCCGGGCCGCCGAGCCGCCAGCTCGTCATACGCGGAAGCCGTGGCCGGATGCTCCGGCGCCTTCGAGGCGTCCACCTCTTCGATTCCCTGCGCCTTCATGATCTGCTTAACGAGCGACGAGGCCACCTCGACCGACCGGTTGTCGCCGTTGCTGGCCTTGACCCATACACCGGCCAGCAACCGGGAAAGCCGGGCCATGCTGAGCGATCGACTGGCCGCCGGAGACAGAGCGTCGACCGGATTCTCAGTGAGCGCCTGCTCGATATCTCCGATGGCTTCTGCTCGGTCGGCGTAACCGCATTCCGTGGCGATCGACTCCCAGTCGACTCCCGCCAGAGCGAAGCCAAGGGCCCGCTTCCTGCGCCGCTGAAGCGCTTCAGTCTCCATCGCGCATCACCCCTTTGGTCCGTTCACGGTACGCGATGGCACGCTGGTTCTCGTCTGCCTCGCTGCCACACTTGGTCATCGCGGCACGCATGTAGGCGACCAACGAGATCCGCTCTGCATCGCAGGTGTCGCAGAACCGTGTCCGGCGCGCACCGCACGCACAGATGATCGCAGTATTCCCGTGCCACTGGTGCGCGTCCATGAGGATCAAATCGCCGTCCTGGAGATCGACGCCTACCCGGTACTCCGGAAACACGAACCGGCCGCCGGTGTACGAACCGCGCCGGATGACCCCGAGCGTGCTGAATCCCTTGTCAAGGTCGCCTTTGTCGGTGTGCACACCGGTCGGGTAGGTGTTGTTCACGGTGATGGTGGTGAACGGCGTACCGGGTACCACCCAATCCTGATGCGTGGCGTTGATCTCTTCCATCTGCGCCTCGTACCGGTCCGGAACGTACTGATGCAGCTTCACGGCGATCTGTTGGAGCATCGGCTGCAACAGTTCCCACTCCGGCAGGTGCTTGCCGGTCCAGGCGGTGAGTCGGCAGTACGGGAACCTACGGCTCTCGTCCATGACCCCGAGGATATTGCTGGACACCCTCATGGCCCGGTTCTGCTTACCGACCACGGTCAGTTTCTTGGAGCCGCTGGCCATGGCCCGGTTGTCGGTCAGCTCGCCCCGGAAGGAGTGCAGTACGGCGTACTGTTCCGCGCTCACATGGTCCTTCAGAACCCCGGGGAGATAGACGCAGAGCAGCTTGCCGTCCGGCATGTAGACCCGGCTCGGGCCGGTAAGCAGGACGTTGAATGCATCGTCCCCGACCACCCGGCCGATCTTGGTATCCAGCTCTTCTGTGGACACCCGGGACCTGACCCTGACACTGATCATCGGTGCTTCACCTCGACGACCGGAAGTTCCCACTTCCGCCGGACCGGCGCCGTGAACGGTTCACCGAGCAGGGCGTCTTGGATGACTGCCTCGTCGCCGGTCCGGGGTTCTTCCATGGTGTTCTTGCCGGTGCGGTCCGGCAAGAGGCCGTTCCGGTAGGTGCGATGGGTGCAGCCCTGACACGGTGCGTAGTCCCGTCTGCCCGCGTACAACCGGCGCCGTGCCGCCTGGAACTCTTCGCCCTGCCACAGACCGGACAGCCGGATCCGCTTTACCGAACCGATCTTGTAGACACCTCGCCAGTCGTTGCAGCACAGGGCCACGTTGCCGTCCCACCGGACGCTGATCTCCCGGAAGGGAAGCGCGCACCGCTCACCGTTCCTCCGGTCGTCCAGCTCCCCCGCTGAACCAGCATGGTTGGACAGATGACTGTGGTTGCCGGTGTTCGCCTGACTGATGTCCTGGACGAGTACGAGGCGCCGTTCAGCGCCACGCGGCCGTCGGTGCGGGTTTCCTGCCGGGCCCCCCTGCGGGTACCGGTGCACCGTGACGCCGGGCAGGACGGTACTCAGGACCGCTTCCTCCGCCCGGTAGGGCCGGTAGTTGTCGACCGCGATGGTGTTCGCCCCGGCATCGAACAAGTCGGCCACGGCGGAGCGCCACCGGTCCAGCAACGGAATGCCGTTGGTCGTAACGAGCACCGGCCACGGACCGCGTTCGCGAAACGCAGAGACAAGCCTGGGAAGATCCTCGTTCATGGTGGGTTCGCCGTGCATGGCGAACTCGATGCGGGGATTCCACCCGGCGTCGGCGATGTCATCGGCGATCATGTCCGCCGTGTCCGGCGTCATGTACTTGTACGGGCCGCTGAGGTTGTCCCGGTCACCACTCTCGCGGATACCCCGGATGCCGCAGAAACCGCACCTGAGGTTGCAGCCCTCGGTCGCCTCGACCTGGACACTGTTGGGCGGATCTTGGGTGACTTGCGTGCGGGTCATACCCACTCCTTGATCATGCGCTCCGCGATCATCTGTGCGTCGTGATCCCACAGGACGGGCCGGACGTCGTTGCCAGCGAGCAGCGGGCCCTTCAGCAGCTCGACCAGATCCTCCGCGTTGGCCACCGGGTGCGCATACGGAGCCATCTCGTCGAGCATGCTGTCCCCGGTCAACCACGCCTTGTTGATGACCAGTTGGGACCCGGCGTCGAGCGCTTCAAGAAAGGTGTACTGCGTCCCGCCGCCGTCCCCCTTGATCACACTGAGGTCCACCGCGTAGCTCGCGAACCGGGCCACCCGCACACCTGCCCACAAGCTGGACCGGTGCATGGGGCCGGTGTAGTACGTACGCCAGTCGGGGTCGAGCGCGTCGAGCTTGTGATGGGTGTACAGCCGGTTCTCGGCACCGTGAATGCGGATGCGGTGCTCCGGCGGAAGCGCGAGGTTGGCCATGACCATGAAATCGGTTCGCTTGTCCCAGTCGAGCCGGGCGAAGGACGCCGCATGGTACCGGCGCCCGGTACGAGGTGGCATGGCGCAACGTACGTACGGGTGCGGCATGTACCGGGCGTGCGGCAGGTGCCGGAGCATGGTCCGCCGGATGACCCACAGCGGAGCGCCGCCGTGGTCCACGGCGTCCCGCATTCCGCCCTTCAGCTCCGTAGGGTCATGGATGACAAGCGCCGCACCGGCGTCCCTGAGTTCGGCCGTCAGTTCCGGCCCTGCGGACTTGTCCACCGCAGTGATGATCATCCGGCCGCTACGGGCCAGGACGTCCAGTCCGGCGGCAGACATGTTCCGGTACTGCAACCCCATGCCGAAGTCGCGCTCATGGTTCTCGGTACGGTTGCCCTGCTTGACCAGGCTGACCGTGTGACCGGCTGCTCGCAGCCCACGGGCCAGATGCGCGGTGTAGCTGACCCACCCGCCCGTCACCGGCTTCGCCAAATAGGCCAGGGTGACGTTCACTCGGCAGGCTCCTCGACCAGAACCTTGGTGCTCGGTTCTGCGGCGCATGAGCACTCGGACGCCAGAGCCACCGCAGCCACCCGAGCCGCGCGGAGTACGGTCTCCCCCTGGCTCAACTGCCCCCAGGATTCCCGGAGTTTGGTGATCAGCTTGCCCAGTTCGTCAGCCTGCTCGACCGGAAGCGCCAGGATGACGTCCCGGACGCCCCGGGATTCCATGGTGCGGGATTCCGGGTCTCCCTGTTCGCGGATGCGCTCCTCACGCTCCCCGATGTCGTCGTTGTACTCAGCTACCTCCGGCTCCCGGTATTCGGTGATCTCGGCTTCCTCGTACTTCGCGAGGATGCTGTCGACTTCCGCCTCGTCGTAGCCGATGCCGGTGTAGTCGTCCAGGCCGGAGAGGATCGCGGCGAGCGCCTGCTCGTCGTCCTCGGCGAGATCGCTGGACCGGTTGTCGACGATGTTGATCCGGCGCGCAGTGTCCTCGTCGCACTCGATGATCTCGCACCGGGCCTGAGCACCGCCCAGCTCGTCTATGGCGATCATGGTGTGGTTTCCCGCGAGCACCACCTGAGGCCCGTCCTTGATCTCCCGGACGATGAGCGACCGGTACTGGCCGTTCTTCACGATGGACTCTTTGATCACGTCCACCCGGCCGCGCCGTGCGTTTCCGGGGAACGGGATGAGCTGGTCGAGCGGCAGCATTTCGGTTCGGAGGTAGCGGGTCATATGTCGGCGTCCTCAAGTTCGATCACGACGGCTCGGTCTTCCGCAGCTATGGTCGCACTTCGTTCGTCCGCCACCACGTACAGGACCCGGATCTCTGCATCGATCACTACGACTTCGCTGCTCGGTTCAACGGAATCGATCACGGCGTCGTACGCGGTGCCCGATCCGAATGCCGCGCCGGACACACCCTCGCTTGTGGCGTCCACTTCCGCGTTGTACGCGATGCCTGTGGCTGCGGCCGTACCGGCGGTGTACGACTGGCTAGGGCGGCCTTCAGGGTTGAAAGCCTCACCGGTGCCTGTCGCGGTGCCCGTGGTGGTCTGCACCGAAGCGTCGTAGGCCGTTCCGGTGCCGGTAGCTATGCCGGGCGTTGCCTCGAACGATGTGCCTGCCACGGCATCGAACGCCGTGCCGGTGCCGGTCGCCGTCTCCGGCGCAGCCTGCGACGCCGGTCCGGCCGTCGCGTCGAACGCTTCGCCGGTGCCGGTCGCCGTCTCCGGCGCAGCCTGCGCCGCCGGATCCGCCGTTGCGTCGAACGCCTCGCCGATGGCTTCCGCCGTACCGGCATCAGCTTCGGTTACCGCCTGAGCCTGGAAGAGGATCAGCAGAGACACGGCTTCCTCCTCGTCCGGGTCAGGTCAGGGCATCAAACGTTCATGGGGTTGATCTCAATCTTGACCCCGATGTACGGAGCGCTAGCCGTAGCCACGGCTCCCGTGGGGAACGTGTTGGGTAGGGCTCCGGTGCCCTGGCCGGTCAGCCGGAACCCACTCGGAATGGATGCGGTAGTGGTGTACGCGTTCCCGTTGGTCTGCACGTTGGGCATGACGAAGTTCGGGCCCTGGATGACCCGGAACGTATGGGCCTGGCCTACGGTGATCACCTTCATGGCAAGCCAGTACAAGCCCGGATCCATGTAGTGATTGATTGATCCGGTACCGCTGGTCGGAGAAAATTTCGGCCCTGCTGTTCCAGTCACGCTGAACGCTCCAGCCGCTGTTAGTTCGGTGACCAGATCCTTCGGGTACCCGTCCCACGCGATATCTTCGTACACCCCCCACCGGATGGTGGATGGGCTGACATTGTCCGTTGCTGCAAGTTGCATCGCGAACTGAGTCATCCGGTCCCGGGCATTAGTGATCCAGAACGGAATCGCCCACAAATCTTCAGCAACCGGGGTCGCAGCGGACGCCACTGTGTAATCAGCGGTGTACCAACGACCGCTGATGTGCGGACGCAGGATCCCACCGGCGCGCGGTGCTGACGGGTTGAGATTCTGTGTCGGGCTGTCCGATGTGGGGGTAAGCCGCCGCATGGCGCTTCGTATGGCGTCTGCGATGCGCGCTGCTCCGCGTTCGTCCGGGTGCAAGCCGTCCGAGCTGTACCAGATCTTCGCCAGCGCGGAGTCAATGTCGGCGATCTGCACCATGGAATCGAACTCGGAGACCAGCGCGCGAAGGTCCGCGTTCCAGGTGTCCACATCATCGTCACGAGACGATTCGGTACCGGCCCACCCGGGATAGCTGTTCGTGTACCCGGTGGCGGTCAATTTGCTGATGTTGCACACAACGACCGGCGGGGGAACCTTCGATTCGAGCCACCAGCAGTCGAACATCACCGCGCCACCGGAATCCATGGCAGTCACTGTGCCGACGATGGTGTCTCCAGCGTTGGCCGACGTGAGGCCGGTTACCCGCTTGATGATCGGGCAGTGTGTAGCAGCGGCTGACGGCATGACGTCTGATGTGTTGGTCGTACCGGTGACCCCGGCCGTGCCGGACCACGTCACGGTGCCTGCCGCCGCACCTCCGGCCCCTACCAGGAGGATGCCGATCGGCTCGCCGTCGTAGTCCGCCGGGAGGGTCAGTGTGAAGAAATCGTCCGCGTCCGGCGTGCCGTCGATACACCAGTGAACTGAGTTGTTGGTCGTGTAGGCAACCGGAGCGATCTCACCAAATCCGGCGCCGTACGACGTGCGGGTACCCACCTGGAAGTTGTTCTCGTAGATCACCGACGCACGCCATATGCTGAGGGCCGTCCGCATGGCGTGAATGAACCCGGTCCTGATCTGCGTGGTGACGCCGGTCACGCCCATGTCGTTGATGCCGTAGCAGAGCACCATGGCCCCGCCCTCGGATACGTACGGGCCGCCGCGTTGCGGGCGGTTGGTGCGCTTGAGGATGCGCTCGTACCCGCCGGTGGAACTCCCCTCCGTGGTGATCCGGGCGCCGGACACCGCGAAGTTGTGCCAGTTCACCGTCTCGATGTCCAGGGATGCCCGGAACAAGGAATCGGACCGGCCGGTCTGGAAGTACGTTCCGAAGCTGTAGTTCATGAACGAATGGCCGTAGACGGTCCAGAAGTCCGGGACCTGATATTCCTTGCGTGCTTCGAGTGGCATGAGTCCTCAACTCGCAGTGGCCAGGAGGGAATTCACGGTGCCGGTGCCGGTCGCCTGTCCGAGCATGGACACTGCGAGCTGCGCGAGCATCTGAGGAACTTCCCACCGGTCTCCGGCGTCCAGGTACCAATGATGCGTAGCCGACGTCGGAGCGGTCGCGTCGAACCGCAGGTACACCCGCACGTTGGACGAGTTGACGATCAGTAGAGAGACCCGGTTGGCGTCGGCCGCAATCTGCGACGTGCTCGCGGTCGTGCTCGGGGTCCAGGCGTTGATCGCCGCCGCTGCCGTGGCGTACGCCTGCCGGACCACCTGATCATGGTCACCCGCCGCCCGCACGAAGGAATTGATCTCCGTACCGGCACCAGCCGTGATCGCAACGTTACTGTCGGAGCCCATGATCAGTCAGCTCCTAGACCGTGATCCGGTAGACACCATTCGAGTTCCAGAGAATGCTGTAGGTACCTGCGGTCACACCAGTCGTGCCCCCGAAATAGTTGAACGAGATACCTTGATCGGCGATACCGCCGGTTCCGGCCGTGGTGTCGTCGTCGTACACCAGGCACCCGTGGATGCCGGACATGGTGACCGTGGCGGAACCCACGATGTTGTCCGCATCGAACATGATCACACCGGATGACGGAGTGGTGAGCGTCTTGCTCGCAAGTGCCCTGCCACCTGCCACCCATTCGGACGCACCGGTCACCTCGTCGGCCGTCAACCAGGTACCCGTGTTGTAGCCGGTGGACGTACGGGCGGCATTGCGGTCCGGGACCACGTCGTCATTGAACAGAGCAGCCTTCACCCCGTCGAGCACTAGACCGCCGTATCCAGCGGGCAGTACTCCGGCCGTCTGGCCATGGCCCATGCACGACCTGACCCACTCCCGGAAGATCCTGCTGTCTGTCCAAGCCATAGCTCAGCTCCCGTATCCTCGCGCGGTTGGTACGTAGATCACCGCGTCGTTGCTGCCGTCCGGCCGGTTGACCGTCACAGACATGATGGGCCTGCCGTTGCCGTCGTACAGCACATCCTCACGCCCTACGTAGTCCTCGCGCTCTGTAGCAATCACCTGCGCCCCCGAGCCGACCGGCACCATCGGAGTCGTCAGCCCGGCCAGTCCGGCGCAGTCGTGGTAGCGGTTCGGAACAGACGCCGGAGTCACGACCATCACGGTGCAATTGGGACATTCCCACTGACGGGGAGGCGGTTCAAGATTGGCGATCACGTCGATCACTGTACCAACACGGTGCGAGGGTCGGCTTCGACCACATGGACACGTGCACCGACCACCCGAGTCTCACTGGTGAGCTGCATGGTCAAGGAAGACAGTGTGCCGGACAGTGCGCCTTCGATGCTCACGTTACCGGTCGCACTTCCGGTGATCTTGGACAGGTTGCCGATCAGTGATCCGGGCGCGGCCACACTGCCGTCGAGATCGCCAGTCACAGGTGCCAGGACTCCAGTCATCTCCGCGTTCACGGTCACTGACACGTCCACGTCTCCGGTGAGCGCGAGCAGAGCGCCGGTCATGGTGCCGGTGATGCTAGCTTCTGTGGTCACTTCCCCGGTGAGCGCGAGCAGAGTACCGGTCAGGGTGGCCCCCACCGTGGCCGTGACGTCCACCGAGCCAGTCAGCGGGGCGATGGTGCCGACCAGGGCGCCGGAAACCTCCAGGTCGCCGTCTGCGTCGCCCGTGACCGGTTCGAGCACGCCGACCAGCGATGCGTTGACCCGGGTAGTGCCGGACGCAGTACCAGTGACCACGGACAAGGTGCCGGACAGTTCACCGTCGACCAGAACCTCCCCGAGGAAGCTCCCTGTCGAAGCTGTGATCACGGGAAGTGTGCCGTCCAGCACGTTGGTCCGGTTGGCGACAAAGAACCCGGTGATCGCGGGCAGGATGCCTACGAGAATGTCCGCCTCCACGTCGGCCGTGATGCTGCCGGTGAACGCGGGCAGCACACCAGGCATGGTTCCGGTGATACTAGCGTCTCCGGCCATGTCGCCTGTGAACGGGGTGAGTTCGCCGGGCAACGTACCTGCCACCAGAACGTCACCGGACGCGGTTCCGGTGACCACGCCGAGAGTGCCGGTCAAGGTGGTCCCCACCGTGACCGTGACGTCCACCGAACCGGTTAGTGGGGTGAGGGTGCCGACCAGGGCGCCGGAGGCCGTCACATCGCCTTCTGCGTCGCCCGTCAGCGGGAGCAGCACGCCGGTCATGGATACAGCGACGAACAGGGCACCGGTGGCCGCCCCGGTGACCGCACCGAGCACGCCGGTCAGCTCGCCGTCGACAGGGTCCGGTTCCCGCAGCGGATGAATGATCGTTGTGTACGCTCCGGCCGGTTGGCCGCGCCCGAGCCGGGTCATGGGCTACACCTCGAACACGATGTACGCGATGACCGTATAGGTAGCCTGTGTGGCGATCCGGAGCTGGGCGAACTTCCCGCCTTGCACGACGTAGTCCCGCCCGAGGGGGAACTGCTTCTCGTAGTGCTCGGTGGGATCCCCGAGAAATCCGGCGAACTGGCGCTCGGTCGTGTTGGTCGTGATCGCGCCGAGACCGAACCCGGTGGATCCGGTGCCCATGGCCAGTGGGCATGTACGTGAGCTGTCGCCCACCGGCAGGATGGTGGCCGTACTGTGCGCCGTGGTCATCGTGCTGGCCGCACTGGCCTGCACCAAGGTGTACACCGTCTTGGCCGCCGGAGCCGTAGCCGACGACGACACGCCCCATTCAACCACTCGGAGATCGTTGCCGGACGCGGGCGCGAGCTGTATCGCGCACTTCGCTCCGGATGCGTACGACGTACCGGCCATGACGCCAGTCGTCGCGTCGATCGCACAGTTGTACGCCACGTAAAGAGTCATGCCGCCGCCGCCCCGTACACCATCATGTACGCCGCGTCACGGTTCGCACCGGCCGGAACGGTGATCGTGGTTCCGCTGACGGACATGCTCGCCGCCGCCGCGACCGTGGTCCCGATCACCACTGCACGCTTCACCACAGAGAACTGCTCATGCACACCCATGGTGTCGCCGCCGGTCACGTCGAGCAGCGCGTACACCGCAGTACGGTCGGAGTCTCCAGACATCCACTTGACCGGAAACCTGTTCAGCGGAAGCTCAGCCATAGTTGATCACGCCTCACCATGTCGATGCACGGCGGACCGCCGTCGAATGAATCTTAGATGCACCTGCCCCGGAGGGTTCTTCCATGAGCGCTCCGGCCGCGAACACCCACCCAAGATTCGTGGTCCCGGTGGCCGTGAACGCCGGAGCAGTGCCGGTACCGAGCTGCTCCGTGAACAGGACCGCCGGTGTAGAGATGGTGGTGGTCGCCACCACCTCACCACGCTCGACCCAGCTCCCCCCGGGCCCGGCAGGGTCGAAATCCGTGCCGGTCCAGCTCCCAAGACACAGCCCGGCCAGGTGCAGCGCCATGTCCGACGCCTGCACGCCGGTGAGCGCGACCGAGGTGGCAGAGTTCGTGATCGCATTGGTACGGGACACCGTGGCCGAAGTACGGAACGGGTCACCGGTGGCGATGACGCCGGTGTACCGGAGCATGGCCATGGCCGCGTACTTGCCGTACGTGCCGTCGTTGCTCACGGTGTACGACGCCGGTTCTGACGACGCTCTGCGCCACAGCAGAGCCGTGGTCACGTCGTGGTTGTACGCGCCACCGTCCTGCACCCCGTTGTGCGACGCCTTCAGCGTGAAACCCGGGGCGGACACAGCCACTCCGGCCGACTCGGACACACAGATGCCTATCAGCAGCATGTCCCCATCCGCTGTGCCAGAAGGCACGGCGAGGGAGTTGCTGGCCACGTTGTTGGCCGTGGCCGTGGTCGCACTGCCGAAAGCGATGGGCACCCGCGATCAGACCCCACTCGGGACAGTCAGCGTACCGGCTGTTATGGACACGTCAACCCCGACGCTGATCGTTGTGGTGTTCAAGATCAAAGTAGTACTGGACGTGCCCACGTCGCCGTCGAGAATCGTGCCGATGTTGCCGGTGCCGACCGACTCCATACGGAAAAACGTCGCCGTACCGGCTGCCACACCTTCGGCGGTGCGGGGGGTACCTCCGAGGGTGATAGTTCCGCTGGACGATGTGCCGAACGCCGGGTCATCGAGGTCGAACGTGGCCAAGAGCGTGTTACCGGCCAGTGCGGTATCCGCCGTGGCAGGCTGGGTGCCGGAGTACAGCTTGATCGTGGCAGCATCATCACCACTGTTGATCGCGTCGTCCAGCGAGTCCCCGAGCCGGTTACGGGTTGCTCCTGAGAGCCGGAGGTTGGCCATGGGTCAATTCCCTTCGAGGCGCGTGCGCCTACGCACGACGACGATAGTGGCGGTGCCTGCGACCACGGTCAGGGCAGCCGCGCCGTACGCGCGGAGCGGGTGACGGTTGATCACGTCGGACACGCCGGTGTCCGCCAGTGCGGCGGTGTACTTCTCGTACGCGGCAGGCTCACCCGCGTTGTCCTCGCAACCGATGCCGTCGTTGTCGGCGTCCAGGCCGTCAGGGTCGTGGCCGTCCACGATGACGACCGGGGTCGCGAAATCGGCGCAGTTGAGATCATCCACCGCGTACGCGACCGGTGCGCTCAGAACCGCCGCCGCCGCCGCCGCGACCCCGGCCACTACCGCACATTGCTTGATCATCATCGATCCTTATCGGTTGGTCACCCTGATGGTGATCGTCCGTTCGTCGATCCGCCCGACGGACGTAGTGATCCGGTTGGCCACAGAATACGGCGTGCCCGGAGTCCCACCGGCCAACCACACGGTGGTCGAGGTGGCGCTGAAACTGTCGGAGTTCTTGACCAGACCGGCGGACACGGTGAACTCGGATTCCGTGATCGATTCCCCGTCGGCCAGCCAGTCCGTCCAGTCCCATCGATAATCGCCAGTCCAAGATCGCGTCAGGGTCCTTTATCCAGTCTGTGATCGTAGTCACTGGCACATCACCTCCTAGCGTCCGCTGACGGACAATTCGTGCGGCACCTCGTGAGCACGTGGTACCCCGGCAACGAGTGACCTAGCGCAGTCCGACCGGCAGCGCCGTGGCGATGCCCTTACGGCCCAGACCTCCGAGCAGGTACACCAGGGTTCCGAGATGGGCGAGACCGTCACCGGGGTCCGCTACATCGACCGACAGGTACGGTCCGGCGGTCATCGCGTCGGACCGGACCTGGAACACGATGATCTGTTGCATTTCCGCCGTGCCGGTCACGGTGGCTCCGGCAGCCTGCCCGGTGCGCACCCACGCTTCGTCGTTGTCGAGCGTCGCCTCTGTTTTGGTCCAGAACTCCGTGACCACGGCGAGATCCGCGCTGTCTCCGGACGTCACGGCGGTGTGCTGCCGCA